TACTGCAGTATACCTTTATTATTTTTATAAATAATGTTCAAAGAAAAAGGAAGGGGGTTAGGGGGAAACCTACGGTTTCCCTCTATTACATATTTGGAGTGGTCATCGTAGTAAATTGTGTTTGTAGTGCATTTAAACTATTATAGAATGAATTTACTTGGGCTGTTGTTAATGTGATGGTATCTCCTGATGATATAGTGTTACCACTTGTCTTAGTATTACCAGACATTGTTGATGATGGTGTCATTCCTTCACTAAAACTTTCAAATCCTTGTTGTGAAATGAAAAACAATGTAATAATAATTACGTAAAATAACAATATTACCAACAATACATAATTTTTAAAATTAGGAGAAAATTGCATTTAATAATATAATATAATATAGTATATTATTATAAAATGACTCAATTTTTAAATACGAAAAAAAATTACCTAAGTAATTTAAATCCAGTAACATCCTGGAAAGGGAAAACATTTACGCAAATTACATCCTTCATAAAAAACAATCCTGGAAATACAGTAGGAAACCCGATAAAAACTGCGCTTTATCAAAAAGGTAAAAAAGTTGGCACAGTTAGTTTTCAACCCAATTTATTTTTGCCTAATTCTCTAAAAATATATCGGAGAGAAATAGCAAACACCATTGATAGAACTAGTTGTTATCCGAGAACATCTTCCAGCATTAATGAGTTTGACCAACCCGGTGGTTCTATAGTAAATACTTCTTCTTCTAGTAATGGTTTAGTAAATACTTTGGACAATATATTACCAAATAATAAATGTGAGGAACCAGGAAGTTGTTCTACATTTTTATCGCCTAGTGAGAACGCTAAACGTCGTTGCCGAAGTAGCGGGATTATTTCTAAAAAGAATAATTCTTCAAATAACTATGCTACCTATTATACAAATGCGAATCAATATTTAGTAAGCAGAAATAAAACATTTTTACAAAATCAATATAATCATATTCGTGTAGGAGATCCGCTATTAAAACCAAACGCTGGTCCTGGAGCAGTGAATGTGTATTCACCTAACGGGCTTTTCGCATGTCCTAGATATGTCTTAAAAAATGATCTTACTTTTTCATATGTATGGGTTGACACAAACGTTTTTACTGTAAATGTACCCGCAGGTTTGTATGATATTGGTAATTTACAAAATTTATTAATCAATGCCATGTCTGCTAATTATCATTTCCTAATTGATACAACTACCGGTGAAAAGGTCTTCTTAATTCAAATTTATTACGATGACAGTGTAGAGAAAATACAATTTCAATTTACCCAATTTGATAACGTTAATTTCCCCAGTTCTAAATACACTAGTGATCCCAGAGCTGATTTATGGACTAATACTACTGCAGGTACTAATATTCTTGCACCTGATAGAGGACCTTCTACTTCTTTAACCCCAGCATTACAGTTTGCTAATAACGGATTATTAACTATTCTTGGTTTTACTAAAGACGCTAATGGAAGCGCTATTACGGCTTATACGTCTTATCCTGTTTATTACCCTAATGTCATACCAGGTTATCCTCAAGGTTACATCACACAACAAGTTTTTGCATCTAATATTAAACCCCAAATTACTCCAGTATACAAGAGAATCTATTATAAACCTAACAACTCTAAATTTGCTCAGCAAGGCGCTGTTACAAGTAGTTCTTTAATAAATCGTCTTAAATTTGATACAATCAATGATGCTGCTGTCAAAACAAATGGTAATGTTTTTAATAAAGAATTTACCAATGTTTATGGATCTAACATAGCCAATGCATTAGCGTATGGAGTTTCAGAGAACCCATATACTATGAAAGATAAGATTGGTTATCCTAACCCTACATATCCTTCCTTCTTGCCTGGTTCTAATGTTCAAAGAAAATGTACGGATACGCATTTGCGCAGTATTTAATTGTCGTTATAAATTGAAATTTTTGATAAAAAAATATTAGAAGGCATTAATAATTGGTTATGAATTATGTTATATCTAGTACACCATATCATACATTTTTGTATGTTTGTATTAATTAAATTGTCAATTTTATCCTGTTTATGTTTGTTATCTATAAGAGACAGTGTGTAATGTATGTTTTCTATTTGTTGTTGTCCAAATATTGCGTTGTATTCATCTACTTTACTCAAAAAGTACAACGAAACCGGAATATTTAAAAATCTATGAATATATTTAAATTGATTAGAATTGCTAGACAATAGCATTTTCTCAAAAGTTCTCTGTATAAATGTTCCGAATTGTTCAAATGGTATAGCAGTGAATCCTTTGCAAACCAAATATTTCTCCGAATTTGCATATCTACTTGTTTGTGGTTTAATAATGTATACTTTATCGTAAAAAGATGATAAAATATATACCAAATCAATACTGTGTTGCATAAACATATCAAAGATTTTCAAAACAAAACACCCGCCCTTTTTTTGAAAAGATAATGCGTAAACTATTTGCGCAAATAAAAGCTTCGCAATGCTTATTTCTTGATTATTAAAATCGGACGAAAAATCAAATCCGCCATCCGCTGTGATTAAATCCATTTTTGATCCATACTTTTCCTTACAATAAAGGTAATTATCAAATGAAAGAATATTTCCTGTTTTGTCAGCGCCAGTTTCTATAAAAAAATTCTTGTTTTGACGTAAAAAGGTTTCTGTCTTTTTCCAACCAGGAATATTAGGATCATTATTATCATCCAACAGTGTCATTCCTGTGTATTTATCAAATTGGCAATTTCTTACACCGGCTAATGCTTCGATAAATCCTCCCGGACCCTCTGCTAAGTGAAAACTTTGAATGGGTCTAGAATCAAATTGTAAATCAAACAAATTTATTATTTCTATCATCTTGAAATAAGAACGAGACATTGGCTTATATTTGGAAACACATTTCTTTTTGAATGGAAGCTGAGTATGGATATATTCGTAAGGGTTTGTATATTTCTTGAAGATATCCCAATCTTTTTCCTTTTCTTCTATTTTTTCTTTCATATCATACAAATAGGTTGATAGTGAATTAGATATAACAGGTTTTGGAAATTCATCCTTTTCAATACAATCTATATATTTGTGAATTAAGTAACCTGTTTTTGGTAATAAATAATATGTCATTGGTAACGATATATTATTTGTACAATAGTATTTATATAATTATCAATTAATATATGATTATTTTTAGAACATGAAAAAATACAAATTAGACAGAATCTTTCCATTACAAATTTGCTTTTAATTTTCAAAGAATAATGGTGTGTACCAAGCCCGTTTATGATAGTTGTGTCCACTATCGCATTTACGCTTTTCGCATATTATTTGGGAATCTAGATACCCCCATACATCATGTTTTTGCCTTTTTTCATAATAACCATCTGAGCATTTACATTTAATCTTATTATTAAACATTGTTCCTGACCGCCTAAGATTGTATCTGCAATAATTCCCGCAAAATAAACATGTTGAAATACTTTTTATCCAAAATCCGTCAGGACCGTTAATCTTTAGTGCCCCAACAAATGGCCTGCCTTGTAGTTCATGTTTAAAGTGATAACTATTGTAATCGAAAGTTACGTGTTTAGGATTCACCAAATAGGAGTTAAAGTTATCGCCTGATATTATTTTGAGAACTTCATCCTTCCTCTTTTTCTGCTCAAAACGCTTTGTCTCAATATATACAAATGCATAATCTCTTACAATATCTATAAGTTCAAGCGGAAGCTTGAGACGATCCAAGATCATAACCTTCTTGATTGTTGTCATTTTGATAACGCGTTTGTTTTGTTTTGTTGTCATTCGTTTGTTTCATAAAAAGTTTTCAATTTTTTATGAAATATTCTATCAATTTTTTTGTTAAATATATATATATGAAAAAAAGGATTGTTGTTGTTTTCATTTGTTTAGCTATATTGATAGGAATTTATTATCTTTTTACTGATAGTTTGATCGAGGGTGCAAAAAGTAAAGGCGGTAGTGTAACTAAACTTCTTTCTCCTCCTAGCAGCAGTTTAGGTTCTAGCAGGACTACTGATGCTGAATATATTAGACAACGGGCCGAAAATCAAAAGAAAAAATAAAGGTCGTTTATTAGAAAAGCTTACACCTTTGCGCATTTTACATCTTTGAACATTGTAATCCGCACTTTGTGCGGATTGTGTTCAACGGCAACGATACCTATAATTGATTTATCGGTGTAAATGTGCAATGTTATAAATAAAATAATTACTAAGAAAAACATAAATTTTTTCTATTTTTATTTATTGTTTATTTCGTAAAAATATTTAGTGTTTTTACGAAAGATTTTGATTCATCTTATTTGTTCAATTTAATCGAAAATTTCTCTTTACTTATTGATACTTCTGGTTTAGGTTTGGTTTCCTTTTCTTCCTTTTTCAACACTAATCTCTTTGTCTTTTTCACAGGTTGATTCGCTTCTTTTTCTTCCTCATCTCTCTTCTTTATTTCTTTCTCTATTTCTTCCACGGTTTCCTCTCCTAATCTCTCGTCTAATTCATCTGACTTAGTGATTAATTGTGCCATTTTCTTTACATCTACATCACGTACCTTTTTATAAGCAAAATAACGGTTCATAAATGAAATACGTTTCTCTTCTGCTGACATAAACATTGCATTCCTGTAATTTGCTGCGTTTTTAGGATTACTCTTCAATTCAATCTCCATCAAATTAAATAGCTCTGAAAACATACCCGATCCATTGGGCAAATTCATATGTTTTGCTTCGTCTTTCGTAACTAAAATAAATCCATAATCTTCCATAATTCTTGTGAAATAATCAAAATTTACCAAGTATTCCCGGAAATATTTATTGATACTCTCTTGATATACATTGATTGAATAACCTAAGCTCATCTCCTCATCTGGGAATCCAGTTTCATCATACATTTTAACTATCTCATAAATCTTATGATCTCCTTTCATGATGGTGACTCCTTCTTCATTCTTCTGATTCTTCAATAGATTAAACACCGTCTTACCATCATAACAAGTTCCAATAAAATATCCATTTATTTTAGTACATTCCGCTATATTTCTTAAGAGCTGGTGAAAGGTTGTTTTGTTTTTAAAGAAATAGTGCATCGCAAACTGACAGGATGTTATATTGAAACCCCTCTCTGCTACTCCGTATTGATTGTAGACACCTTTTCCTAATAATGCTGCATCTTTGGGGCCTTGGCCAAATACTGCTTTGGCTATCTGTTTATCTTTTTCTGTTGCAAATGCTTGACCACTACGTATATTAAGACCACTATCACCAACTACAAAAAGCGCTTTGGGTAAATCACTTGTTTTTCTTACTTCATTTAAATATCTGGCACACGCGCCATCTATTTGGTTATGAATATTATCTTTGGAAACGTCTGTACCAAACACGAATGATAATTTCGCGGATATCCATTTCTTTAAATCTCCTGCCTTTCCTACCGCAATATCTATAAGTGTATCTCCTCTATGAGCTACACCACGAATTAGATTACTCTTTACATACAAATTATGGAAATCTCTCAATGCTCTTGTACTAGTTTCCTCTGATGATCTAGCATAATAAACTTCGTCATCCATTACTGATTCTGGAATGTCATTTCCTGTACATATCATATCTTCAGTAATAGGGTGATGAATCGAATACCAATTGTTGTTTGCTACTTTGTATGCATTACCAAAATTATTCTTTTTCGATCTTAATTGCGCAGTTTTATCGTAACGTACACGTAACGGAACCCATTTCCACCCATCTTTGTTTGTATCCACATATTTACACTCAATAATCATATCATCCTCAAAATATTCTCCCTCTTCTGTCATCATAAATAGCTTTGATCCGTCTTCTTTTAACATTATGTTACCAAAGCATGCATTAGGATCATATGGATTTGTAGGAATAAAAGGGACAGGTTTATATTTATTCTCATTATCAGTTTCCGATCTAGAGGGTAAATTATCATTTACCAAGTCTTGAAATGGATTGATATAACCGTCAAATCTTGGATCAAAACCTACGTGCAGAACCATCGTTTTGTACTGTAAAACTTCCTGCCCACCCTGCAAATTTTTACCTTCTTGGAAAATGTGGTGTACCTCCTCTCTTCCAGTTTTATCCTTCTTGATTGAAACCAAGAAATCAATAGTATTGAATTCTGCTGGTTTCCACTTGAATGAATGAGACCAAGTAGTTTTGGCTAATTTACCTGCAGGTGCACTTACTCTAGAGCTACCAACTGCTAAATTAGATGGTGTAAATATAAGACCGTCCGTATTATACTCATAAGTTCCATCTTTAATGTCTGAAAGAATACTCAAACAACCATCGAATATAGTTGTGTTTTCAGTGGCCAGTTTAAATGTCTTACATTTTACAATAAAATCCGCAGGTAGCTTCTGATCTTTTGGTTTTACCTCATCCTTTTCAGATAGATCTAATATGGAAATAGGTTTTAACAAATCGACCAATTGTTTTAGTAAATGTAAACGGTATTTGGTTTCATCATCCTTTTCTTTATCGTCCTCTTGTTTTTCTTCTATTTCCTTGCTTGTTTTTTCCTCGTAACAAAATGGTAAGTCTCGCACACTCTTTTTATTTACAAAATAAATATCGAATGCAGCATATAAATTGATAAATTCCTTCTTCTTATTATGTTTAATGTGCTCTCCATCTATTAAACTATTAAATATAGTCTTTTCATTTGTCTTTGTCCCTGTAAATATAACATTCATATTTGTATCTATCATATAGATCTTACCCTCATTTGAAATATATAATAACTTACGATCTCCATCAGCTTTATCGGTCACTGTAAAATGATCTCTAATGTTAGGTACTACTGTAGTTTCTGTAACAGGTACAATATTATCAGTTTGTAAAGTATAAGAAGAAGGGCCTATAAAATCAGACGGATATACGCGGCGTTGCTGATATTGCTCATCATGTAAGAGTTTCATATAATCTTGAATAACCGTATCTTGTTCAGAATAAGAAATCGGAAATTTTGTACCTTGTAGTCCACTTAATACAATTCGTACAGTTTTCCTCAGTGCGTTTAATAATTCGGATACTTTTGAAAAGTCAGTACCTTTTCCTACCTTGGCATTATCCACCTCTAATTCTATCTCATATTGCTCTATGTTTTCAAAAACTTTGGCTTCTTGAATTGTATATTGAGGGAAGGGTACACGGTTTTCGGTCTTTGCTGAAGATTTTACAATACTCAAATCAGCGAATACTGGTAGATCTGGGTGATAAAATCGAACACGATTCATGAAACGGAAAATCTTCTTCGAATCCATCCAATTTGATATTATGTTTCTCGCAATATCAGATTGAGTATTAAAATCTTGCTCTGTTTGAAATGATACGCGAAAATTAAAATCATCCATATCTAAACGATTAATAAAACTTCCATCCTTCCCCATTGCTGTCATCTTTCTAGTGAATTTTACTTTGTTAAACAGGGTCGATGGCATGTTGATTACGCTTTGAATACTATTAGTTTTGCAATATTCTTGAATCAAATCAGTACCAACTAATTCTCCACGAATCGACATCTTGGTTTTACCCGTTCTAGGATCAACGGATTCCGGAATAATGCGTAGAATTTGAATACCATCTTCATTCTCAGCTTTGAACCCACAAGAGTAAAGTTGTTTTACAACATTATCATAATCTATTTTAGAAATGGGTCTGGAATTCTTGGTATTTGTACCGAATCGGATTTCCAGTTCATTGTTTTTCCTCTGATTACGTATTAACGGGTTGCTTTCTAAATACTCTTTTATTATATTCTCAAATTCTTTCGTCTTTTCCTTCATAGATTTCCCCTTATCATTATCTTTCTTATCCATTTTAGTATATAGTAGTTATATATAATTTTCTCTTTATTTCAATTTTTCTAGATCCATTCACATGCATCTACGATTTCTTGATAGAGGTCTGACTTTTTGTACTTCTTATTCTTTTCGAAAATACCCAATTTCTTAGCCAAATCCTCTAACTCTTCTACCTTGTAATTTGATATTGACTTGATCGGTTTCAAATAATTTTCTAAACATATTGTTTTACTCCTTATATCTTCTATTTCTTCCTTAGATAATTGCTGGTTTTTCAGAGAGTACTTATTGTATGCGTCCTTGTAAATTACATAAGTCGGTATCTCTTCATCTTTATTTGAAACAAACTCCAACATTAGTAGTTTTGTGGAATTTATCATGATTAGATTAATATTACAGAATACTATAAGAGCCATTAAACATTGCATACTAGTATCTTTTTGACTAGTAAGTAATTCTGATAAAATTTCCTGGACGGCAGCTTTGGTTATCTTCGTATTTGTTGTTTTCATTTTGTGAGGATTCTTAGAAATAAAATCTCCTATTTGTTTCTTTACGTCAAGTTCCTTTACACCATAATTTCGATCAACCTCTAGGTATTCATCATATCCAAAATGTATTATAAAAATACACCAGAAAAGTGTATCATTCTGTTTTGGACTTATTAATTCTTCTACGTGTTCTGTCTTTATTGTGTTTTCCAGTTTTTCTTCTACAGGTACAACTTGCTCTACTTCTTTATCGGTTTCAATAGTAAGATCGATCAAATCCTTTTTTATAGTTATATCCTTGATCATTAAATTTGATCTTAACATGACACCTACTTGGAATACTTTGGTAAACATAAAATTCCTTAGATTATGTAAAACGTTTTGAAGATTTAAATTTTCTTTTTTTACAAAAAAAATAGAATTTAATAGGGATGACATTATTTACTCAATGAACTATAAGATATTGTCGGCATGTCTTTATTTTCTTTTTCAATAAAGAATGCATTTTTGAATTCTGCTTTTTGATATTCCATGGTTTCCAGTGATTCTTCTTGATCCTTTATGTAGCTTATATATTCATCCAGATCCTTTATCGTATCTTCCGGCAAAAAGGTCATGTTTACATAACAGCCACTTTTGTTTTCATTAATTTTTGATAGATTTTTTGAGAGAATTTTAAGGATTTCTATTTGATGATATTTTGACATCGATTCTATTGTATTTTTGAGCTTTTCTAATCGTTCACTTTTATCCAGGTTCTCCATTTCATTATTTAAATAAAATAATTTTATATTGTTTTTGTTTTCATTAATAATAATGTTATTGCGAATATTATTATTTATTTTTTACCTGTTTTCCTCCTTGATTTCTTATTACGTTTTGATTTTTTTGAGCTTTTTCTTTTCTTTGCTCCACCAAATTCGGGTCTCATTGTATCCCTTTCTTTTTCGGCTTTCTCTTCTTCGTATTTTCTTTTATCCTCGGCTATTTCTTCAGATGTTAAATCCGTACGATAATGAGTATTATCTATGTATCCAGTCGGTCGTTTAGTCTGAGTGTTACCCATTTTTATATAATAACTTCATATTTTAAAATATTTACTAAATAGATTATTTTTTGGCCTTTTCTATAACAACTTCTTTGAGAACATTTCTCAGTATTTTTTCTTCCATTTTATCTTGTTCTTCTTCATATTCAGATCCTAGAGAACTTAGAGAAATTTGCATGAACTGTTGGTTTTCCGGTGTATCTAATTTACGAAATTCCGGATTCTGTTCTTGCCATTCTGGTAACATCCTCAGATTTTTTCTTGCTATCTGTTTGAGAACATTTCTTAGTTTGGTTTTTTCGGCGTTCTCCTTTTCCCAATTATCTTGATCTTTAATATAAACAGTCTCCCGTTTTATATCTGTACAATGGAACGGACGCATTGTTATATCCAGATCTTTCAAAGCTTTTATAAATATTCTGGTTAATCCTTGTGTATAACCTAATTTTCCCGTTTCTTCAATATCATTTACAGTGAGTTTGAGAGAATTTATAAAATCTGCTATATTGAGTGCATTCTTACAGTCTTCGTTTAAAAATACATTCAAATTAAACTGATTATTAGTTATATTATTAGTTGTATTGATGACTGTATTCTGTGAGATTTCCTGTAGTTTGTTTTGTAATTCTCTGTTTTGTTCCATAAGAGAATTCTGGATTTCCTTATTTTGTTTTAATAATTCAATAACTAAATCAGTATTGAGAGAACCTGAACAAGGTTTTTCTTCAATTTCCTCGCTTTTTTGTTCAATAATTTGATTAGACTCTGTTTGTACTGGTTTTTGGAATATTATGAAAAATTGCTTGTGCTTCTTGGTAAGGTTATGTCGCTTGAAATCATATTTATTTCTTGTAGAAAATTCGCAGCATTCACAGTAATAAGAAGTCGTAGTACTTTCTAAATTCTCCTTAGCATCAGAGGTCAGATTCATGAGCCTTTTGTGTTTTGCAGTCAATAAATGTTTTTTATAGTTAGTCGGGTCACCCGTATTATAGTTGCAAAAATCACAAGAATATTCTGTAGTAGTTTTCATGCGTTTTTTTTGCGTTTTATATACTATATTTACGAATTAAAACGTCTAAAAGTACTAATCGCTAAAAATGTCCAAAAAGTTATGCAGCGCACTTTTTGGATGATAATTTTGGTATTTGCTGCAGAATGGTCTAAAATCACTTTTTTAGACCCCCTTTTTCGAAACTATTTTGAGAAAAGTAAAATTGGACATTTATTTTTGTCCATTTTCAAAATCGTCCCCGATTTCTTTACTTTGTTTCTTCATCGATTTTTAAAGAATTCTATGGAAAAGTATTTAATAATTAGGGAAGTTTATGAGGAATATGTAATTTTTATAGGATTATTTTTATAAATAACGGGCATTTATATTTTTACTATTTCTACGGTAAATATTTAATTTTTATTGTACAAATTTCTCAACAAAAAAATTGATTGCCTTTTTTTTATTTGCTAAGTGAAAAAAACGATAATGAGTATTTATATGAAAGTATTTATTATTTAAGGAGTGGGGCTTTCTATGCTTGGACTGTTAAGCGGATACCTATTTGTAAAATTTATTCAAAGATTTCAGTGAATGTACAAAATAATTAATGAAAAACAATAATTTAAAAAGAAATTCAATATAAATATCATCAATGAAAACGTGTTTTGGTGTGATTAATACTTTTTTATTGTTTTTGTCAATGAGAACGACCTTTTCTTTGAAACTTACAGAGAATGTTTTAAGAAACAAATTTTATTACCAAGAAATACCTTACAACAAGTTAGTAAACAATATTCAGGATCATAAAATAGAAAATATTTATTTTAATGACAAAATGGACATTGTTGTAGCTGAAAATATCGACCATAACGATAATTCATTTGAAGATTATACAATGACAAGATTAAATCCATTAATAAGTAATGGATTAGTAGACGTATCTGTCAAAAATCAAGTAAATACGATTTTTGCTCCAGCTCCACAACCAAATGTCTATCAAGAACTTGCGGGAAGTATCTTTAATGGCTTAGAAAATTTTCTTTTTTTTAGTTTACTTTTGACATTCGCATTGAGTTTTTTTAGAGGTGGACCATCTATGCCAATGAATAATCCTGGTGGAATTCTTGGAGGTGGTATGCAAAATATGATGAATAATGATAAAATAGTTTTACAAAAAGCCAACGTTTCATTGTCTAGTTTTGCAGGAAGCCCTGAAATATTCCAAGAATGTTCAGAAGTTGTTTCTTATTTGAAAAATGCGACTATGTACAATAATGCAGGTGCGGAAATTCCACGTGGTATTTTATTAGAAGGCCCACCAGGGACAGGTAAAACACTTTTGGCAAAAGCTATTGCTAGTGAAGCAGAAGCAAATTTTGTGGCAATTGCTGCTAGTGAATTCGTAGAGATTTTTGTAGGAATGGGCGCATCGAGAATAAGAAACTTATTTCAGAATGCACGCGAAAACCAACCCTGTATTATTTTTATAGACGAAATTGACGCAGTTGGAAGACAGAGAGGAGCAGGTGTTAACATGGCTAATGATGAACGTGAGCAAACATTAAATCAACTTCTTGCAGAAATGGATGGGTTTGCTGATAATAAGGGCATTTTGGTTATGGCTGCTACTAATAGACGTGACGTATTAGATGCTGCTTTATTAAGACCAGGTCGTTTTGACAGAATCATTAATGTTCCCTTTCCTGATGTAGAATCTAGAAAGCAAATTTTAAAGGTACATACGTCAAATAAACTATTAGATGAAAGTGTGAATTTGGATTTGATTGCTGAATTAACAGCTGGATTCTCAGGTGCACAACTTAAAAATTTGATGAATGAAGCAGCAATCCTTACAGCCCGACTAGGTGGATGTATTATTTCTGAAAAAAACATATTGGATTCATTAGATAAATTAATTGTTGGTATTGTTAAAAAGATAGATACGCGTGGATACGAAGCAAGACGTAGAGTTGCTATTCATGAAACAGGACATGCTTTCTTAGCCGCATATTTCAAAGAATATTTTGAGTTGAAAAAGATTAGTATTCAAAGCACATACAATGGTGCTGGGGGATATACTGTTTTTAATGAATATAGAAACATTACTGAGAGTGGATTATATACTAAGGATCTTCTTTACAAAAGGATTATGGTAGGTATGGGTGGAAAGGCAGCTGAATACATTTTTTATGGTGAAGATCAAGTTTCAGTTGGAGCAGTTCAGGATTTGAAACAGACCAATTCTCTAGCTCAACGTATGATCGGAAATTATGGAATGGGCACAGATCTGGAAACCTTTTACAATGATGATATCGATAGTGAAAGAAATCCATTTTTGGGTAGGTCTTTATCAGTCGGTAGTAAGTATTCTGAAAAAACCAAGGAGATCTTTGACAAAGAAGCAATTCAATTAGTTAAAATGGCATATGAAGAAGCAAAGGAATTATTGAGTCAGAACAGAGATGCAATGAATTTAATTATCGAAAAACTCTTGGAAAAGGAAATATTATTGGGAAATGAAGTGAATGTAATTAGATAAAAAATTGATTTTTGGTAGTTTTTTACATAGGTATAAAAATAAATAGTAAAATAAGAATAATGACGGATTTTGAGAACCTGAGAAAAGGGCAAAGATATATGTTTTATTATAAGGATGATTATACAACGGCATTTCGAGCAACGTTTGTTCATTTATTTGAATACAATAAATACAAAACTCTTATAGTAAATAAAAAAGATGTTCCACTTCCTAAAACAAATAAAACAGAAACCTGGTATATTGCCATGGAATTGATATCACGCTACGAAACATTGCCGGATATTCTGAGCAATGAAAAATGTATATTGCCAGACGATGTTTTGTTAGAAATAGATAATTATTTTTGAAAAAGGTATAAAGAATTGACATTACTATATAATGTCGGGGAGACCCGATCTTGCACTAGTAGCTCAAAGGAAGAGCAACAAGCCAATTCGTTGAAGATGTAGGTTCGAATCCTACCAAGTGCAGTTTTTACAGTGATATTTTACGCAAAAAATTCACTAAAATTATGCTTCCTTAGCTCATCTGGTAGAGCATTTAGAATTAAGTTTCTAGCTCAATTGGCTGTTAAAGTATCTGCATTTATGCAGCGAAAATACAGTTACCAAAAGGTAGACAGATCGACACTGTCAGGAAGCGAAAAATTTTATTTTTTATTAAATAAAAGATAAAATCATTGTCTAATTTTTTCTTGTCTTTCTTCTATTTTTACGTGATCCTTTACGTGTTTTACGTCTTCTTTTTACTCCAGCCATCATTCTAGGTAATGAATTTAACCCATTATTTGCTATTCTGTTACTAGTAGAAATTGCTGTTCCAAGTGTCTTACCACTAATAGCTGCTACAGTTCCTACTTTACCTAGAGTTCCAGTAACATATGTGCAATCTCCATCCAAATTTCTACCATCTGTAATCTCAGGACGAATAGATGTTTGATCTTTCACATTAAAGCAACGAAATTTATAATTTTGACCAACCATGTAGCCAGGATTACATTGACCTGTTGCGCTTGGTTTACAATTTGTACCTTTGTTTTTGTTACCCATTATAGTTTGGTCGGATGTTTTAGAATCACAACAAAAAGTTTTCGTGCCAGATCTTCCCAATGATAACATTCTTATATAAAATATAAAGATAATATTTTACATATCAATAGTATGGAAACAGAATTCGCAAACACATTTCAGAGAACTTTTCATGATTCATTAAAAATGTCCTTTTTTTCTAAATTTAAAACAAATAATGTATTTTTGGATACAGTATTATCAACCATTTTGATATCAGTCATTTCATATATGGGACAAAAGTTATTTTATATCAACTTAACTACCTATAATCCTTGGCTAATTACAGATAAACTTAAATCCTTATTTTTCAGAAAATACTCTATTTCATTTGAAGGAAAACAAACTTTCGTAGTATCAAAGTACGATTCATATCCCAAAATTGCCGTTTGTTTTTCGGATAGTTTTAAAGCTATATTCTATGATATAATTACAAACATGAAATCGAATACTAGTGTTTATAATATTCAAGAATATATGACCTCCAAAAAATACAGTGATGTTGTTGAAGGCGATATGTACATCATCAATCAATTACCACCTATTTTGTATAATAAAGAATTCGAAATTTATGCTCAAACCGTAATTTGCAAAAATTTCGAGGATGGTGATAAAAAATCATCTGTCAAGACGGATGAGATTACGATTACATTATATTCTTACAAAACCCCTGTTTCACAGATCCAAGAATTCGTAAATAAAGTTCGAAATAAATATTTGGATCAAATGGAAAAAAAACGCATGGATAAATCCTATATCTATACGTTGAAGGCTAAACCCAAAGAAGATGATGACGGAAATCGCCATTTATGGAATGAAACTATTTTTGAAAGCACTAGAACATTCTCAAATATGTTTTTTGAGGAGAAAGAAGAAGTTCTCCAAAAAATCAACTTTTTTCTTACTAATAAACAATGGTATTATGATAACGGTATACCCTATACACTAGGTATTGGATTACATGGTCCACCTGGTACAGGAAAAACATCATTTTTTAAAAGTTTGGCAAATTTAACTGGACGACACCTAATAATATTATCATTAAAATCTATTAAGACCAAACAGCAGCTTGAAGAGGCATTCTTTGAAAATCAATATAACTTAGATAATAAGAAAAATAGTATTGGGTTTGACAAGAAGATTATTATTATTGAAGATATTGATTGCCTAGGAGATATTGTATGGAAAAGAGAGGAAGAAATAAACACAAGATCAAAAACAAATCCTTTATCCAAAGAACCTATGGAATCAATTATACAACAATTAATTGAAAACAATAACAACGAAAAAACTGAATTTATTGACCTATGTAAGGGCCAAGTTGAAGATCCAATAACACTAGATGATATATTAAATTTGTGGGATGGAATAAAAGAAACACCTGGAAGAATACTAGGGATAAGTAGCAATCATTATGATAGATTAGATCCTGCTCTAGTGAGACCAGGACGTATTGATATTACATTATGTTTGGATAATTGTACGCGGAAAATGATTGCGGATATGTACAGACAATATTATAATTTAGATATGGACAAAAGAGTTTTGAATAAAATAAAGGATAAGTTCTTTTCACCGGCCTATGTCATTAATTGTTATGTGTTGAATCGTGAAAATCCTGAAAAATTTATAGAATGTTTGAGGAACACACACATACATAGGTGAAAAATTGAAACAAATTATTATTAGTAGTATAATTGCAAATAATAATAATTAACATGAATTCGCTGCGTTACTATTCCCGTATCCTAAAAAGGAGATTATCTTATCTATCTGACCATGTTGAAGAAACAGATCATATTTATAGTGAAAGTCCAAGTGGATGTAAAGATATTTATGGCTACAAAGATATCGCAAAGTTTTATGGTTATCAAGACAGCGATACAATCATTAGAAAAATATCATTAGAACTATGTGATATAAAAAATAATCATTTAAAGTTGAAAATAAAAAGTAAAAGGAGGGATTATGACTTGATTTACAATAATATTTTGGATCTTCCTAGGGATGTTAATAATGTTATCTATTCATTTCTGTTGGATGTAAGAGAAATAAATTGGAACATAGAATTCCCTATAAAATACCCATTTGAAAATACTCTCTGGGAATTAAGTAGTCATATTGTTAACGGAAAAGACATTTCATCTGTTACTTCATTTTCTGAACAACAAAAAATAGAAATTTTACAATGTGGTAGTTTAACAGTTACTCAATTTATTGAAAAAGAAATATTGATGTATTTGTTGACCTTGGATTGGTTTAATTAGGAGAAACCTAATAAAACTGTTGTCATATTTTAAAAATCGTCTTCATCTAAGATATCCTCTTCTTCGTCTCCAATTACTAAAGGAGGTTTAGTTTCATCATTATCATCTCCACCCCTTTTTTTGTCTGTCTTTTTTTCTAGAAACTTACCAATGACGCAAATATAAGGATCATTCAATTCAAATCGAACACCAATAATCTTAACCAAAATCTTCATATTTTCTTTAATATCCGCAAAATAACGATCATTAAAGTGATGATCACGTGCGATAAATGCAGTAATAGGAACATTACCATTATCATCGCTAACCTCTGCATGGATTCCTGCCTTAGTAATTGTTTTAGTATCGCACTCAATAACCATACCTTCTACTGGATGGCAAATCATACATTCAAATACGGTTTGAAATTCAATATTCTCATTGTTAATAGTTCCGCTAGAATATCGTATGACTTTTACGGAATTGGGTTTAATAAATCCTTCCGCAATGCATCTACCTTCTGTACGCCGGGAAATAATTCTTTCTAAATTCTGTTTCATGTTTTTACCGACTTGAGTAATGGGAATAGAAACCTTCATTGTTAAAATAGATTGTAAATAGACACCATAAATCTTTCTCTCCTCCTTGGGATTCTTATTAAATCTTCTTTCGCTCATTGAATATACTAATAATGATATAAAGTTATGTTTATATCATTTGTTTTTTCTTTATTTGAAATCAATTTTTCAGGCTGTGATTTTACTGAGTAAAATTTGCTCTGTATTTAAAAACCATCGCATATCATTCTTCCTTTGATCATCGTAGTAACGTAACAATACCTCTAAAATAACACATAGGCCCGGTTTCACAATATCCTTACTTGGAATAAAGTTCTCTACATCAATTAATTTGTCACTATATGTGAATCCAGAAACAAAATTAATTCGTTTAATAACATCACGTTTACCCTCCACATTACATACAACGCCTTTCTTAAGTTTATTCATTTTATCGAATGTTTTAAATACGAAATTTTCATTTTGTAGTTGTATAAAACCAAAAAGGCGATTTAATTTTACTAACGGAACTAACAAAAATTGCATACTTTGTTTTAGTGCCTCCATTCTATCAGTTGGCAATGCATTAGACCAAATGTATTTATTTTCATTATCCTGGATAAATATCATTTTTTCTTCTTCAACATTTTCCACATCACTTGCAAAAAAGATCGTATTAAATCCTCTTACTTTTACAACCTTATCAGAAAAGTATTGTTGAATTATTTTTTCATAGGATTCGTAGGAATCTTTAACCCCTGAATAATAATATTTTACGATTGTTAATTTGTCTGCTAATGACAATGTATCTAAATAATGATAAGTTACGTATTTGGCTAATATATCAAATTCTATTCCATGTTTTTCTATCAATAACTCATAAACATAGCCAAAATTAATGTACCAATCCACTTCTTTTGTCAATTTCTTTGTTTCTTTGTTATCGTTTGCTTCTTCGATAATATCGAATATAGTTTCTAAAGCAGAATATAAATTTTTGTAAGACTCTTCTACCATTTTATCTTCATTACCAGGAACAACAGACGCTACATTTCCTTTTCCTTTTTCCTTTTGTTCAATTTCTAATTCTAGTACTGATTGTTTGAAATCTACTGGAACACTACGATCAAACATAGTACTATTTTCTTGTGTTATTTCTAATGGCTGGAAAACATAGTAATTGTCTCTATTAATTAAATACCCAGTTCTTCCTAATTCATCATAAATATATTCATTCTTATTATCGACAAATCTAGATAAAGCAAAATCAATTTGATCTTCTGGATATGATTTCAAAATAGTGATTTCATCAAATATTTGTTGGCGATCATAAACCAATTTTTTCTTGTAAAGTTGGCGAATTCGCTTGACAATACTCAAATAATTCATTTTGGCATAATCTTCATTGTATGTATCTTTTATAATCTTACTAATTTCGACATTAGGAGAACATTTAAATTCTGTTTCACATACTTCATAATCACAGATTTCCGAATAATCACGATCTCCAATTTGATAATCAATTAATTCTGGCTTACTAGAAACCCGAATTTGCATGTTTTTGTTGTTTGCCAACTTACTTAATTGTTGTACTGTAAAATTATGTTGACCTATATTCAAGAGACAATCTATTGATATTTCTTTGAGAATACGAGTTACTTTTCCGATGAGTTTGGCCTTTTTCTCTGAATAACGATACACATATAAATCGGCAGGTTCTTCATCGTTTCTAGGTATAGTTGCATGTAAATATATTTCGACATTACGATCTTTAAAATCCTGTAACATACAATGACTGAAATTACGTACACCACGTCCAATAATCTGTTCAATTCGACTCATATTGTACCATGGATCCAAAATGTGAATTTGGCGAATGCACTTAAAATCAAGACCCTCTGAACCGGCTTTAGATATGATAACAACTTTGACTTTTTCTCCATTCAGATTGTTGGGATTTGTTACAAATTTAATATCTTCCAAATTATTGGGTGAATAAGCTTTGTTACCAGTAATCATAACGTATTTTGCAGGCATAAAAGTCGATGTGTCATTATCATTTTCCCTTAAGAATTGACTTCTTGGTTTCATTGTTCTCGAATCTAATGGCTCAGTAGGAGGAGTTTTAAAAAGGGGTTTCACATAATTAGCAGAACTAAAACGTGTAATACCCATTTCCTCTAATGCTAGTGCAATAGGAATAATAGATCCTTCAATATATTGTGAATAGATGAGAACGATACCTTTGGAATTTTTAATAGATTCGCATATTTTGGCGATTTTATTACTGTATTTTCCTATTTTATCAGGATGGAAAATTCTGCCGTGATTAAGGTCATTTAAAATTTCGGGTCGGTATTCATAATCGTAGACATTCGGATAAGGGGATCTTTGAACAGTATATTTCATAGTATTTGAAAGTCCTTTTTTACCAATGAATTTGCTTATCATTTCTTCGTTACGTTCATCATCAAACTCATTAATATCTTCACTGCTTTTATCAGAACTAGGTGAAATTGATTCGGTTACTTTATTATCAAGATCCTTGTTAGGAAATACAATATCAAGTGCCTCCAAAGGCTTAAGTAAAAAGGTATATCCAAAGGATTCCATGTTCTCAAAACTAGGCATATCTCTCTCTTCACCAAATTTCGTAATTAAATTATTTGATTTATTACGCATATGTTTGATGATAAAATCATAACCCTTCGCTTGGTATTCGCCGATTTCAGTTAAAAAAACAGGAATGTTTTCCAATCTACCTTCAATTTCACGGCCATTCATTTGAGTAGTGGGATAATTTTTCTCAACATCGACAAAATGGTCTAATGAATTTTCAGGGGAAAACACATCCGGGTAAATTCTGTAAGGAAATGTGTAAGGGTTCTCACCACGAACATAGGAAACATATCCTGTTAGTTTCCTAGTTAGGAGTTCTAGTCCTGTTTCCAAATTCTTCTCACTTTCCTTTTTGAAATTACCGTCTTTATCGAATACATCACTTTCCTTAATAGTACTTTGTTTATTTACTATGTTTAATAAATTCGTTAACCATATTATTTCTTTATGACTGTTGTACATTGGTGTGGCCGATAACAATAACATTCGCATACTTGTGGTGTATCTAGCAATATCCATTAATAATGATGCGGTTTTACTTTCTTCTTTGTTTTGTTCAGAAATATGTATATTATGTACCTCATCTATAATAATAAGCCGATTATCGAAGTATTTTTTTACCTTTTTAATCTTTAATTCCTTTAATTGTTTTGCAGTAAATCGCGAATCAGTAGGAATATTAATAACACGTTTAATGTAATTTGCTAATTCTATATATCCCATAAATCTGTAATTTTTATTAATTATTTGGTTAATTTCACTTATAATACGATCTTTTGGAACACCAGAAAGATTAGTGGGGTTTACTTCTTGAAGAAGAGCTTCACCTATGCAAGTATTAAGATTCCATTGACCAGAAATTAATTTTAATTTACGTTCATCAAATAATTGTAATCGGTAATTTTCTTGTACATTCGGAGATGCTATAATTAAAATGGGTTGAGTAATTCCTACTTGCTTCATGTATGATCTCATTTCTTCAGCAATACCTATAGAACTACAAGTTTTGCCCGTACCTAATCCGTGGTAAAGCAATAATGCATTGTAGGGAGTTTGTAATGATAAGAAATTTTTAACAAAAAGTTGATGGGGCGTTAATTCAAAATCAGTATTGCATAATTTTTTGGCATGCTCTTCAATATCATAAATAGTACCATCATATTTGGTATCATTAAACTCTTTATGACTGGCAATTTTTATGTTGAAATTGGGATCATTAATTTCTGGATATAAAAATTCATATTCTTTATTATCCTTTAAATTTTTATGTTCTCTTATTTCTTTGTTATTTAAAAACTTATTATATTCAGTAGACTCAATGTCTAATGGGACAGTTTGTTCTTCTTGGCCAGTTTCAAATTCATTCTTTTCAATACTATCAATATCAGGCATTGGTTCTTGCGACTTCTCTACCTTTTTTTCTACCGGATTAGAAGATAAAAATGAAAATAAAGAAACCTTTTTTGGTTCTTCAACATTTTCTTCTTCAAATACCTTCCTAACTTCTTCACCTTCCAAACTAGATTCGCGAATTGCCTCTTCAGATTCTTTGTCTAGTAGGATAGGTTCTGGTTCATTATATATTTCCTCCTCTTCCTCTACTATTGCTTGCTCGACTGCTGCTTCCTTTTCTTCTACTTGGACAGGCGCTTCCTTGTTTTGTTGATAATATTTTTCTAAACAAAGGATCATAGGAACAAAGTCGGTTTTTAATGTTAAACCGAACTTTTTGGTATTTTTAACATAATCCATCGATACACCAATCAATTCTGAAAAAATCTTTTTTAAACTATTTTTATCAGGTTTATCTGTAGAAGCAGGTAATTTAATTAATTCATCGTAACGTTCTTGTTGTTCAGGGGTATGTTGATAATTTTTGTTACATGCACTACTTTTTAGTATTTCAGTTATGTATTGTTCCGTATTGTCTTTGTTGAGAACTAATTTCGTTTTTTTAATCAAAACAGGTTCTGTTTCTAATTGTTCTTCTTCCTTTTCCTGCTCCTTTTCATGCTCCTTTTCCTGCTCCTGCTCATTTTCAACTTCCTTTTCTAATGGTTCTACTAGTTTAATTTCTTGTTCTGGCTCTAATTGTTCCAAATAACGTTCCTTCAGTACAGGTTCAGATTGTGATGAGGATTGGCGTGATTTGAGTATTGCTTTTAATAATTCATTATCCTTACTAACTCCTGTGACTGGATGAAATGCAAGTAAATCTGAAACGGATTCTTTAATTTTAAGAATAACAGTTTTTTTAGGCCTTCCTCTGCCTCTTTTTGTAACATTTAAAACAGGTTTTACGTCAATAGTTTCATCGGGTTTTTTCTTAGGTCTTCCTCTTTTTTTAGTAGTTGCTGGTTTTTCCATAATATTGTACTTAAATTATACGTATATTTATTTTATACATATAATTCTCATTATTGTAATGAAAATAATCGATATGTTTTAATGGTATCGTTTATATTTGTAATAAGACGTTTTTTTTCTAAATTATAATTTCGAATACAATTTATGCAATCATCAAAATTCTTCCATTCCATTTTGCTTACTTCTGTTGGCTCGAAATTGTTTATTTGTAGTGTATTTTCATATTTCATGAATGTCAAATAATATTTATGTTTGTAAGATTTAAAATTAGAACCTGTAAACACCTCTTCGTAAGGCAGAATATTTTTTATATTCTTTAAAAACTTAGATACGTATCCGGTCTCTTCTTGGAATTCTCGCATTGCACATTCATAATCGCTTTCTTGATAATTACGTCTACCCTTTGGAAATCCCCATTCGGGTTCAGTCCATGTATCATATTTGTTACTTTCTTCAATCAAATTATTTAATGTAAAGAATTCATTTTTAAATAATACACCGTTAAACAATGTGTTGAATTTATCGCGGGATAAATTTTCCTCTGATTTATATTGATTTGAGATCTGCTCGTCGCCCCAAATTCGTTTCCATAATATATTAAAATCACCCAATGCTAATAGATCTTTTTCTTCCATAGTCATTTGTTTTAGCATATTAATAATGTAATCCTTATTGTAAACTGAATATTTACCACGCATGAAATCAATATATCCTAGTGTATCTTTACGTCTTATCATTAAATATTGTAAATTATTCTCATATATACGAAATGCAATTATACCAAAACTAGTAATAGGTAATTTACATTGATGATATAGATGTCCTGCCTTTCCACAATTGTTACAGTAATTATTATTCATTAAGCTAAAATAATATGTTCTATAATCTTTATATATTTATATTTTGAATATAATAGGATGAAATTTGATGCCAATGTTTGGGGACCACATTATTGGTTTTTTCTTCACACAGTAGCAGAATCTTATCCAATGCATCCAAATGAAGTTACTAAGCGTAAATATTATGATTTAATTACCAATATGCCGCTTTTTATTCCAGATGATGAAATGGGAGATAAATTTAGTAGATTATTAGATAGATATCCAGTAACACCTTATTTAGATAATCGTGATTCATTCGTAAGATGGGTCCATTTTATACATAATAAAATAAATATCCAAATAGGGAAAGTCGAATTATCTTTACCCATATCCTTAGAGAAATACAGGGCAGAATATAAGCCAAAACCAATATTTTTATCAGAAAGAATCAACATGAGAAAGCACTATATACATGCTTTTTTGATATTGGCTCTTTGCTTTTTGATATACTATTATTCATAAAAGGAACCTAGGTTCCCTCTGAAACCCTCCTTCAAGAGTGTACAATCTCATAGAGATGCCTTAAATAATTTTCTCGATATATATTAGAAAAATATGCGTATAGAAATCCTTTTATTCATAGTAGCAGGCCTAATCATTGCGAATATTTATTTTGAAGGGAAAGTATTAAAAAAATTACTATCATTTAAGAAATATTATCAAATGATAGGGGTAGCTTTCGGAGCATTAATGTTATACATATTAATTAAAAAAAATCCATTGCGGGCGCAAGAAATGATGCAGAACACAAATGATTATATAAAATATTTACCCATAGATCGGAATACATCAAGTTTTATTTCCCCTATTTTAGATTTTACTTCAAAACAGGATTTTAGTGGGGGTAGAGGGACAGGAACAAGCGGTCAAGATGCTTATAATTATCCTGTTTTACCTATGCCGAATAATAACCAAACAGTAAGTGAAAATCGTATTATTCATTCTGGTAAAAAGGCGACAAAACGCTCGGTAAGTGAAACAAAGAAAAAATATGTGGCATCAAGCCAGGATTGGAAATGTGGGGATTGTGGATGTAAATTACCAGCATGGTTTGAGGTAGATCATAAAACCCGTTTAGAATATGGAGGTAGTAACCATATTGATAATTTAGTAGCATTATGCAGAGATTGCCATGGAAAGAAGACATCTATGGAGAATCTGTGATTCATGTAATTAAATGTACAAACGAGTTTGAATATTGATGAATTTTATAAATACATAGATTATATTAAATTACATTAATGCCCAATTTAACCGAAGGTTTTTATGATTTAACAAAAAACAGTAAAACAAATCATTACATTGAAACTGGAACATATTTGGGTGAAGGAATTAAAAGTGTTTTAAATAATTACGAAAATATTCATTCTATAGAACTATCTGAAAAATGGTATGAACACAATGTTGAACAATTTAAAAAAAATAACAATGTAAAAATGTATTTAGGTGATTCCAAAAAATTATTACCAGAATTATTAAATACGATTAATGAACCAGTTACTATTTATTTAGATGCTCATTATAGTGGGGGGACAACTGCCTTTGGAGAAGAAGAAGTACCTTTGTTATTTGAACTTGAAATATTGAAAAACAGAAAATATGAAGATATAATTATAATTGACGATTGTAGATTATTAGGTAAATCGGGTAGATGTGGTGCTGGAGATAATGATCCTGTATATCCTACAATGGAATTCGATTGGTCGAATATAACAGAAAACCATATTTTAAGTTTGATGAAAGACGGATATATTTTATTAAAAAATTATTACAAGCAATACACCGACGGTGAACATGACCAATTTATTCTAGTTAAAAACAATAATTAAAACAATAGAATTTTCATTTCATATTCATTTTTCAAATTATAAGAATTTTCAAAACAGTTCTTATAATTTTAATAATCACCGTTACTGCGACGAGTGGAGATGTAAGACCTTTTACTAACATTATGCAGAGATTGTCATGGAAAGAAGACATCTATGAAGAATCTATAGACTATTGTGACTTGCCTTAAGTCGTTCAATTTCTTTAGTTAAGTTTCTAATTTGATCATTCAATCGATTCTTTTCAATATCTTGCCATATATTTTTATCAGACTGAACTTCACCAATAACCGTATCTATTGCTTTAACGTTAAAGTTGAATTGGTAATTTTTCAATGATTCTATATCACGTAATGGAAATAAAGAGACTTTTTGATGAGCGACAGTAGACTTTTTGTTTTCTTTGTATGTCATTATTCCTTTCGATTCGTAATCAGATAATGAGCGATCTATAAGTTTAAGAGCTTCTTTTGCACGCTCGGTTTTGGCATTTTTAATCATACGAATTACAGAAACATCTGTAAATACAATACAATCAAATAATATTTGATCATTACGGTTTTCCCATAGAAGAAACCATAAGTAGGGTGTTTCGATAATTAGTTCGTCGCTCAACAAACTATCCGTATCTTTGTATTTTTTTGAAGAATTATTCATGATTATATGTTGAAGACAATTGAATGAAAAGCAATCTTGTCGTAGAATAAGTTCGGTACCATTACCTTTGAACATAACTACTTTACTTTCATAAAATGTAAAAGAATCTCCACTTTTTACGTAGACATCATTGGGTGGTGGATTTACAAAATTTGGATCAATATGTGGTTTCTCTGTATCAAATATTGAATTTTCATGGAAACATCTGTCCAATGTGCTTAATTTAAAATCACTGTAACATAATGGAATATTGTAATTATTTGCATTTAAATACAATCCAACTGAAATTGGTAGTAAAGAATTGGAAATCTTTTGAGAACGTTGGTCTTTTGCGCAACAATTTTGAGTAGTAAATCCATATAGTGTGAAACACGAAGAGTCGATATCACTCATTGTATAAAAAGCTCAATATAGGAGTTTTCAAATCAATTTTTTTAAAAACAAATTAATAGTATTACTAATTTGTTTTAGATATTAAAAGTAATAAGTAGAATCCATTAACAAACCAAGAGATCTGGGATTGGAACCGTATTCATATTCATACTCATAATAATAATCATTGTTGCGACGATGTCTGTGATGATGTTTATGGCTTCTGCAACTGGAACTACTTCCACTACTTGAACTACTGGAACTGCTTGAACTGCTTCCACTACTGCTGGAACTACTGTGATGGCTACGGTGGCTACGACGGCTTGATCTGGAAGATCTTGAAGACCTGGATGAGGGCATTCTATATACTTATAATATCTTATAATTATTAGAAAAATAATAATTCTCTAAACCCTCTGCATAGATGCAGTTGTAAATTACAGTTTGTAATACAATTCTAGTACATATAACAATAGCAGCAACTAAAAAAGGGAAGGTTCAAAAGGGCAAAGAATGGTCCGTAGGTTTCTTTTTTAATTAAACTTCACAATAATCTTCACAGTTTCCTTCTTAATAAACTTACAAGCAGATACAGACAATTCCTCGCGCTTCTTCCTAGTCTTAGTATTGTCAACAGAAACTTCTGAATCCGCATCAGTAGGACTACGACGTTTTGACGTACTATTTCTATGATTCATATCGTTCTCTATATCCGCATAATTATTCTCAATAAAATCAACAATTTTATTCTCAATCGCCCACTTAAAAAAATTTAACTGTCCAATCGTAGTTTCCATGATTTTCTCTTCATCATAAGGAATAGAAATACGCTCCCATCTACAAAAAGGATCAAAACGGCGCTTGCTATATGCTTTCAACTTAAGCTTGTAATCATTGTATACTTTAAAACGTTGAATTTCACCAGTGTGTTTTGAAACCAAATCATAAACAGTATAATATTTCTTAGCAAAATTAGTGACAAACCAATCGACGATTCGAAGAGAAATCTTAGATTCACCATTAATGATATGCATCATTTTTTTCAAATTATCATGATTTTGATAAAATTCCATCAGATTTTTCATCAATAAATCATTTTGAGTATTAAGAGTAGAAGTATTAAATAATGACATTATACATTTAGATATCGATCGTTTTTATATATTTTTTAAAGTAATTATAAATAAAAAAAAGTACAAATGGACTAATTTAGTTTTCAAGATTATTATCTACTCTTTTTTCTGTTTGTTCATAACAAATGTAATGAGTCCTTTTGCTTTTTCATCGTCATTAACAGTTGAATAAATGCAGTCAAACGGCTCATAATATTCCATCCATGAATAATTACCAGAGGCACATGGATCTGACCGGAATTTACCAATAATAAGATGGTTTCCTAGACCGGCATTTTCCCACAAATCTCTGTCTTCTCCAGCTGGAAACATGGAATCCATGTGCCATTCACCCACACTACTATGCAGGAACTTTTTTTCTTGTGGTCTAATAACAATGGAGTGCATAATATTCGAGTTTTTCCACCAGGCGCTTATATTCACGGGTAAATCTGTCTTGTTGTGGAAGTAAATGTATTGTCTAGGTTCTCCGAAAATCGACATTTTGATGATTAGTGTTTAACAATTTGAGAACTTTAATATTTTAATCAATTTTTTGCTTAAAATATAAAATTATATAAATAATCTATCTGACTATTTATATAATAATAATAATGTTACACCTAACTTTACCTATATTAGCCGCTAAACAGTATTTAACGATTCCAAAAAAATGGTTAGAAAAGATACAAAAGTTACCTAGTCAAACTGTGCACAATTTTTCACTAATTCATAACTTAGCATTGCATTTATTTAGTTTATATACATTTGCTCTTTTATTCAAAGTATTGTTAATAAAGGGTGTTTCGTCAGAATCTGGATTCTATTTTAGTGAACCAATCGTAAGAACCTTATTATTTTGGTTTTATTTATCGAAATACTATGAATATGTTGATACTATGATTTTATATGCAAAAAAGAAACAACCTATTTTTCTACAGAAATTCCATCATGTTGGTGCAACTTTCGTATGGCATTTGGGGTATATTTATGAATTCGAGGGTGTCTATTTTGCCTCTTTGGTAAATTCTGGTATTCATACAGTGATGTATTTTTACTATTTTTTATCGATGTTCGAGAACATTCGACCCTACATTAATCGATATAAGGTATTTATTACTAGCTTACAAGTAGGTCAATTGGCATTTGGATATGTAGCTTTACCTTGGTTTTATTATGCAAAGGAAACTGTTACGAATCAACGTGTTATTTTGTTGTTTGATGCATACATAGGATGTTTAATCATACTTTTTTTGCAGTTTATGGTGAAGAATTATTTTTCTAAGAGAACTAACTAAAATATTATATTTTTTTTGATATAATATTTTTAATTTTTTCACCCTTAAAGATTTAAAATGGGACGCTCCTATGGAGCATCATTTAAAATCGTTACAGGAATCTGACCTTTGATGAATTGAAATGTTCCGTTTTAATTCATCAAAGGTTTAAAAACATTTTAGTTTGCAACCAATGTATTTATAATAATCTCCATTATAACTGGTTTTTTTATCTAATGCCTTTGCTAGAGTTTTATCACTAATATGAAGAGTTCTAATGCAATCGTATTTTGATGAGAATTCTCTAACCATAATATTATTTGCGTCGTATTGACCGATTCCGTCTTTATACAAAAATGGTTCTCCATTTAATCTGTTAACAAAATCTTCTTTTAAATCATCGCTGCATTTATCATACAAACAATAATAATTTCCGTTAGATATAGTAGATTTTGCGACTACATAATCAAGTGCTGAAGGAGATTCATACCCGTTTAATGTAGCTGCGGTTTTCCTATCTAGGTAAACATTAATAATTTCGGTTTTATTGGCATTTATTTTCGCAACATAACCAAGATTTTGTATTCTTGTTTCTTTTGTTGGTGGCAAATTGTGAATAACATTAGGATCAAGTTCTCTGTCAACAAATGCCCATCTGAATCCATTGTATATAGTGTTTTCTTCTATGGCTTTGCTAATACTTGGTCTTTTCATAGCAATATTTTCATTCATACATTCAGTCACAGTTTCGTATACTTTTACTAATTGTAATGTTTCGGGATTTATTTTTTGTAATCTAGGACCAATTGTAGGTAATGGTATACCAAAATTTGTTGTTGTTCTAGTTTGATTTGCGTTTAATTTTTGCAAGATTTCTACATTGGTTTTTTCCAAATTAATTACTTTTTGTAATAATAGTTTTTGGGTATCTAACAATTGTTGAATAATTGCTTTATCTTCTATTGATTGTTGCTGGTTTTGATTCGTTAATGCGTTTTTAATGAATTCTATATTTAAAGATATTGAATTATGATCAAAATCATCAAATTGTTTGATATTTGTTTTAATAATATTTAATAAGATTGCGTAAGATAGGTCCTTTCCAATAAGGAAAAGTTCGTTCTCATTCTCATGTCCAGATAAATTTTTAACCTGATTAAACTTAATTTTTTCATGATTATGAATAAAACTCTCAAAATCCTTACTACGCTTGACTAAAAAGCAATCCAATAATGTAGATTCTTCATAATTTGATCTATGTTCATTGTATCTTCCTTCTACTCCTCTCCTTGTTTCACCGATTTTAATGACGTATTCACCATTTTCGTATGATTTTACTTTCAAAATGTAAACTAGAGCACCAGCATTTGCAAATTCTCTTAGTAATATATTATGTTTCTCCAGATCCTTGTCTTTCTTTAATTTTTCTATGGTTTTTTTGCTTTGTTCTTCAGATTGGGTTAACGTATTTTTCAGTTGATTTACTTGATTCTTTAATTCATTACCTTCTTCATTAATTAATTCATGGAGAATTTCTTCTAATTTTATATAATATCTATGAATTTCCCCCGCTTTTGATGTGCCTGCTTTAAAACAAAAAAGTTTAAATGAGTTTATAGTAAGCATAAATGTTTCTTTATTACATCCACCATGTTTTTTTCCTTCAAAATCTTGCTCCTCCGTTTGGAGGAGCAAGTAATCAGTGTTTAATACAAAATTTTTTTCTAATACTCTTTTTGCGTTAACTTTTTGTTGGAATCCTAACCATTTCCATACATTATCTAAATCAATTACGTAATCTGTATTGGGATTATAATTCAAATAACCATAAAAACTTGCAACAAATAATTGTTGGTCATCATTAGAAAAAAAATTTTTTATTTTGTTGAGTAATTTGCTTTGATAAGTATTCGATAATTTGGTGATTGGGTTGTTTTCAATCAATTCTACAATATTTAAAGTTGTCATTTCTGACATAAATTATAGAGAGTATTTTCTTTATATTCTTTTTTCTTCATTTTGTTTTTACAAATCGAAATGAAGTTTTTACAAAATTCTTGCTTTGCCAACTTGCAAAGCAAGATTTGTTGTCATTTTGCAGTGATTTTCTTTGTATCGTTTGCTCATCTTGAAGGATGAGCAACCGGTATTAATACTTTTTGCCTACACTAAAGGCAAAGAAAAAGGCTACAATCTACGCAATTGCTTTGATCCGGTGATCGCCTGAGCAAAAGGGTGTTTTTATTGTACACATTAACCATTAATATAAGAAACCAGATCTTATATTAATTTTTTATTTGTTTTTTAATAGAAATAAAATAGCATAAAAATATGCAGTGTATTTAATTTGAGTAAGCAACACCAGCCATACCACTCATGACGCGGAGAACGTTGTAGTTAACGGCATAGACGCGGACCTTGGCAGTGGCAACGCCGGCCACCGTCGGGGATGAAAGAACAAGTTGAAGGACTGCATTATCAATGCGGGAGAAGTTGCAACTGCCGGAAGGTTGGTGTTCTTCGGGCCTCAATGCAAAAGAATAGAGATTGATGCCGGTATCAGGGGCGCGGGTGTGGTGTTGGTAGGGTTGAACAACATCGAAGTAGCTGCCCTCACGCTCAGAGAAACGATCTTGGCCGTTAAGCTGGAGTTTGGCAGTGACGACGGGGTTCTCGCCCCAACAGTGCATGTCGAGGGCGGTCTCGGCAAGGACGAAGGTGCCAGCATCGGAAACAAGGGAAGCGGATTCGTTAGCGCCAGTTCCGAAGGGAATTTGACCCCATTGGGAAGTGTTGCCAGCAGCACCGCTGGGACCAGAAGCCTCAACAGCACCGGGCATGTCGAAGAGACCAGAAGTGGTGATGAAACCATTGTCACCAGAAACAGATGAAGGTCCACCGAAGGCATGGATGGCATTGGGGAGGGCATCGATGGAGTCAGTGTAGTTGAAGGGCTGGGCACCGAGAGTGCGGTAGAGGATACCACCGGCATCGAGGGATGAGCAGTAATCTACGTTGGCATCGGGCTGGACAACCCAGATAAGCTCCTTGCAAGGGTGGTTGAAGTTGAGCTTGATCTTGTTGGAGGAGGATCCAACGGACTCATCACCAGTGAACTGAACCTGCTCGAAGAGGTACTCGTGGGGGTTCTGGGCCATCTTGCGGCGCTCATCAGTGTCGAGGAAGATATAGTCGACGTAGAGGGAGGCAGCAACGAGGGATTGTTGGTAAGCAGCAGAGAGAGAAACAGTGCCAGAGTTGGCGCTGATGGTAGAGACAGCCCAGAGGCATTCACCAATGGGGCGGATGTCAAGGTTGATCTTGACCTCGTGGTATTGGAGAGCAATGAGGGGGAGGGCAAGTCCGGGGTTGCGGCAGAACCAGAAAAGGAGGGGAATGTAGAGAGTGGTCTCGGGGAGGGTGTTGCGGGGAGCGCAAACCTGGTTAGGGCCACCAACAGTGGCGCAGGGGCCAGAGACATCGGCGAAGCCGGGGTCAGTGATGTAGGTAAGTTGAGTGGTGTTACCAATCATCTTGAAGTAACCACGTTGTTGCTCAGAAGACATGGTAAGCTGGTTCCAGATGTGCATCCAGTCACCATATTGGCGATCGATGCGTTGGCCACCAATCTCAACCTCAACCTGGGCGATCATTTGCTCACCAATGTAATCTAACCAACGGGCATAGACACCAACACCAGCGCTTTGGTTGGGGTTTAAGCTCTGGTTAATCTCAGGGAGAGTAACCTGGAGGTAGGTGCGGTAGCAAAGATCACCGTTACGGGAGATGGTGCAGGTAACACGGCGGCCGAAATCGGCTTGGCCAGAGAAAGTTTGCTCGATGGACTCCATGGCAAAGTTAGTGTGTCTTCTGTAAGATACCTTCCAGAAAGTGATCTCGGGGGTTCCAGTAAGGAAAACGTCTTGTGCGCCGTAAGCGACTAATTGCATCAAACCACCAGCCATTTTGGAATATTTTCCTTATACTATCAACAAAGAAAAAAATCTGAAATAATTAATTAATAACAAATAATTAATTATTTTCCTAAACAATATACCAAATTTGATAAAAAATCACAAAAATAATAAATATACTACATAATATTACTAGAAATTGTTATAGAAATAGACCATTGATTAGTTGAATTTCCCTAAATAATCATTCGATTTTGTCTAATAAATCACCAGAAAAATTAGAAAGAAGGAAGTTCTCTAAATAATTTTCTTGGAAGATCTCTTTACGGTTCTCATGCTTTTTAGTAAAAATATAGGAATTATTTAGTTTTTTTAAAGACCATCCTTGCTCTAAAGCATTCATCAAGAACATCATTTTACGAATTTGAGATTTATCTAGTTTAATATTTGTAGATGTTGATGCTAAAATCTCGTTTTGCATATATATTTTTTGCTCATTATAAAATATTCATTATTCCGTATTATTTACGTTTTGTTTTCAAAGTATGTTTGGTTTTCCTTGATTTCGATTTCTTGCGATTTACTTTACTTCTCACTAATTTATTTTTCTTTTTCCCGCCTGAAACAGGAATTTGTTGCTGATATGGATCACTCATTGAAAGATATGATGGTTGATCTAATTGACTCATTAGCATTTGATTTGCAAATTTAAGTTCTAATTCCAAATCCTCCATTTCCTCTTCGTAATCATTCGCAAAATAAATAAAATTAGAATAATTTTTCCCAAATTCTAAAATAGTGTCTTCATCTACTGTGTTAACAATGTTTTGCAGATCTTTATCAAAAAGTCCATTTTCTAAATTATAAGAATAATAATCATATAAAGTTGCGAAAACGATTTGATTTTCTTCGCTGTCTAAGTTATTCATTTTAGTGGATGAATAATACATAAATAAACTTTCATAATATCCAATTCCTTCATCTGTTTCGTCATCCATAGTAGTTTCTACAGTTTTTCTGTAGGGTTGTTTTTGTATTAATTTATTTGTTTTACTTGTTTTAGCAACAAATAATGCATTATTTTTAACTTTATTTTTTTCAACAGCACCACCATTGATTCTTGAACCATTTATCAAATCATCAATAGATGTAGGAACTGGAATTTCTAAAATAGCACCTATAGTAGAGAGTAATTGACCAGGATTTACTGTATATTCTTTACTATTTAATTTTGTAATAATTTGATCTATTTTATACTGGTTTGTTTCATAAATCAAAGTGTTGTATATATTATTCACTATTCCATCATTGTTTACATTTGTACTTTCAATATTAGATTTTAAGTTATTAACATATTCAACTATTGAATTCTCATTATTTTGTATTCTAGTTATATATTCAGCAAATACTTCTCTAATTTGCGCCCATTTTTGATTTCTAATTTGAGGGTCTCTTTCTAGAGTAAATGATCCATATGTTTTTCTTAATTTTGAACCGTCTGTTCTTAAATATTGGAATTTGTTAAAATCTAGTGCCATTATTTGTAAACCTATACGAATCGCGGAATTATTAGATAATAATCTTTTTGAATAAACTTCAATCATGTTGTTTAATTTTAATTTGTAATCTACTGGTCCAGACAAATAATGTTTTAATGTACAACCACCACTAGTTACGCCTTCTCTAGAACCTGTATAAATACAAGATAATGCCAATAATGAGCAAAACATATAGACCACACTATCTGTTGTTATCATGACTACTTTTGTTCGTTCCTTTTCATATTTCTCAGCAACATATGCCAAATACATCCATACTTGTGCAACATCACCAAATTCTTTCGTCATTAATAACTTTTTGCACTCAGACAAATTGTTTAGGTTATTAGAAATAAGATCATGATTTTCCTTATTCCCTAACCTGTAATTTTTTAAAGTTAGTTTTGTTCCTTTTAGTACTATTTGGTTTCCCAAATTCATTACTACTTGTTGGTCACCTATGCAACTCCATGTTACTTCATTAGGGAATCCTAATCTTTTAGTGAATGTATTATTAAATGTAATAGTTTTATTTGGATTAGGGTATCTGTAATCTGAATCTCCTTTCGCTAGTGAATCAAGATCCGACGCAATGGTGGATATGGTTTTAACCTTTTCAGGATTTAAACATACTTTATCATAACCCATACCGCTTTCTCTAAAGACCTTTTCAGCTGAAGAAATTTGAGTGTTACTACCAACTGTACTTGTTTTCAATACATTTTTTAATACTGTTACATTTGAAATTACTATAGGATTTTGAAAAACAGAATTTTCTAATTGAACGAGTAATGCATGATATGTAATAGTTCCTATATCTCCAAAATCTCCAAAAATCCTTCTTAGTAAACCTTTTGCGTCAGGAATAGTGGGCGCTACATTTGCGTCTTTTAATATATCTGCTATGAATCGTTTACTTAGTTGTATTTGGTCTAGAATACTAATATTTGTAGTAACTGAAGTACCATTTACAAAAACATTTTGACCATCAGATGAAAAAACACTCATTAATTATATATATATGTACGAAGAAAATGTTGTTTATTAATGTACCTACTAAAATACATTTTAATTTGATATTCATCTAGTTTCATAATTCTAGATGAATATGCTAATATTTTGTTTTGCTTATTGTAAAAATATTTATTTACGTTTTAAAGTATATCTATTTCTTCTGTATTTTCTCTTTTTTGTTCTACCACCATATTTCCTTTTTTTTGGAAACGACCCTAATGTCGTCGAGCCATCATCATTGTTGTAATAATAAGTAGCTATATTATTTATTCTTAGTCTAACAGGTTGTCTATCTTTTAGTATTGGTCCATTTGGTCCTACAGGAAAAACACTCATTCTTATCATTGTTGGCTCTAATCTAGTAATTATACCACCAAATATCTGAGACCTTCCTATGCGTTGGTAATGAACACTATCACCAAATCCAATTAATTTATCCTGTGCAAGTATTGTTATTTTGTGTTCAGGATATGGAGATGAGTCTTGTGTTAAATCTATTACTTCTTTTTTAGCCGAGGGATTTTCAAATTCTGTGTTTTTTCTTTTTCTGCTTACGTTTTTAGAAGGTAAGGCCCTAGCAGATTCTATTAACATAGGTGAGTCTTGTGTTAAATCTATTACCTTTTTAGCCGATGGATTTTCTAATTCTGTGTTTTTTCTTTTCCTACTTACGTTGTTAGATGGTAATACTCTAGCAGATTCTCTTAATGGAGTTCCTGAAATGCCCTTTGCCGGAAGACCTACTAATATTTCTGTAGCGATTACTTGGTTCATGACTAGATCAGATTCAGATTGTGATGTGCCTACTGTAGGTCCACCATCTGGGAAAGGCATTGTATCTAGAGTTTGTTTGATTCCTGATTCAAAAGCGGTTTTTGACGCAGCATATTCAATTGAGTCTAATCCTCCTAATTTATTGTAAGAGAAACAATTATCGAAATACTCATTTAGTGCATTACCAACTACAGGTACTTCTTTAATTCTTTTTCTTAAAACATCAATATAAATCCCTCTAATATTTTCTATTTTATTGGTCAATTCATTGTAAATCTCTCTAATTTGAGGTTCGGATCTAGGATCTCCCTTGGAAAATTCTTTAATTAGTTTTTTTAATAAATCGCTCTTCACGTTATTTAAATTTGTTACAAAGACATTAAAGGTAGTTTTCAAATTTTTGGCCTCAACTGATAGTGAATTATCTTTCCATGAAGGGATGACTTCTAGTTTTTTCTCTAAATCGGCTATACTAATCTGGTCTTTAAGTCCTGAAAAAGCTTTCACCAGTGATTGAGCAACAAAAGTAATTCCATTATAAGTTCTACTAGGTGTAGGAGGTGTATCATTGAATATATTTTCACTTTCAAAATCAAATAGTTCACCCTTGCCTATCTTTTTTAAAGTTTCTTCCACATTCTTTTTAATCAACTGCATTATTTTGATATAATTTTTAATGAAGTAACAGCTATTCAAAAAATTGCTTAATAATTTTAAATATTCTTTTAAGGAATC